TAGCGTCAACCCTTCTAACTCTGCCGCCTTATAAGGAGAATACATGGCTTATTACAGCACAAAAACATACGGACATAATATTGGATTAAGCGCCTGCTTTAGACAACCACACGCAGATCACTCTCATTGTAGATTCTTACACGGATATAGTTTGCAATTTAAATTTACATTTAGTTGTAATGAACTTGATGAACGTAACTGGGTAGTTGACTTTGGTGGACTGAAACCATTGAAGAAATGGCTTGAAGATAACTTTGATCACAAAGTTGTATTAGACAGCAAAGACTGGGCGTTAGATAACTTTCGTGCGCTAGAAGATGCAGGACTTGCAGAGCTGAACATTTTAGATGGTGTTGGTGTTGAAAAGTTTGCTGAACACGCATTTAACAAAGCACAAGAACTTGTAAGCGAAATGTCACAAGGACGTTGTTGGGTTGTAAGTTGCGAATGTGCAGAACACGGAGCAAACAGCGCAATCTATGAAGGCTAAAACCTACATTCCAGGAGAAACCAAAGACCAACGTAAAGCACGTAAAAGATTAGAAAAAGCGCCTTTGGTTGAACCTGTAAAACAAGAGCTACCGCCAAGCAGTGACAAGCATATTGTTTGTCTCAAGTGGGGTAATAAGTATAGTTCTGAGTATGTTAACAAACTTAACAATATGTGCAAAAGACATACTCAGCAAAACATAAAATTCCATTGTTTTACTGAAAACACTAACGGTATTGATAAAGACATAACTACGCATCCATTGCCAGATATACCACGAGTACAAGGCTGGTGGTACAAACCTTGGTTCTTTAGTAATGAATTGCCGTTTAGAGGCACACTATTGTTTTTAGATCTTGATGTGGTTATATGCGACAACCTTGATAAATTCTTTGATTATGAGCCTAAAAAAGACTTTGTAGTTATTAGAGATTTTAATCGTAGTATGCGAGCTCGTTGGGATAGGATTAACAGTAGTGTTTTTCGTATGCACATTGGATCAAGACAATCGCAGTATGCACAGTTTATATCACAAAAAGACAGTATAGTACATCGTATGCCCGGAGACCAAGATTGGATGTATCGTAATTGCAGACCTTGGGAATATTGGCCTGAAGAATGGATACGCAGTTACAAGTGGGAAATGCGTGATAGGCGAGACCTAGAATTAAAAAACGGTGTTAGGAACTTTAAAACAATTGGGTATCCAACAATAATGAAGGATCAAAGCATTGCAGTATTTCACGGAAGGCCAAACCCAAGTGATTGCAATGATCCTTGGGTAATAGAAAATTGGCGTTGACAAACTTTAAGAAACGTGTTATATTGTTTACACAATGGTACAAACAACTACGACAACACCCACACTATGCATGGTACAACTGTATACAATGGGCATGGTCAAACTCAGGCACACACGAACTTGACGGTTCGTACAGGAAATGGTAATTATGAACGATCTTAAATTTACAACATGTGGCGACTATCTTGCAAGTCAACAAGTAACTAAACGTATTGGTTTTGCTTGCAAGTATATGCATCCAGACCAAATGCAGAAAAAGAAAGTGCTTGAAGAACTACAACGTCCACTAACAGAAAAGTGTACAACAGTACAATGGCTAAATAGACAAACAAGAGATGTTGCTGAAGAACGTTTGTGGGATATTATGGCACACAACGCAGCGGCAGCAAAGAGGTTAGTCGAGTATGTTGGAAGTCTTCCTAAAGAGTTACGTATGGTACGACTGGGTAGTAATCAGCTTCCTTGTTATACCCAGCGTGATTGGAGTTATTATTGGCAGCGTCCTGACGTTATTGCATTCTGTGAGAGAGAATACGCAAAAGTCGGTGAAGCGGCAAGAGCCCTTGATGTGCGATTATCGATGCATCCAGGACAATTCACGGTACTTGCCAGCGATAACCCCGAAATTGTAGAACGGAGCATAGAAGAATTTGAATATCATGTCAACTTATTACGCTGGATGGGCTACGGTCAAGACTGGCAAGACTTCAAGTGTAACGTCCACATCTCAGGCAGACAAGGTCCAGCCGGTATCAAAGCCGTCCTTCCAAGATTGTCTACAGAAGCACGAAACTGTATTACTATTGAGAACGACGAGAACAAGTGGGGTCTCGAAGCAAGCCTAGAACTTGCTGACGATGTTGCACTAGTACTAGACATACACCATCACTGGGTAAACACAGGAGAGTATATAGAAGCAAATGACGATAGGATCAAGCGTATTATTGATAGCTGGCGTGGTGTTCGTCCTGCTATGCATTACAGCCTTTGCCGTCCGGAGTATCTCGAAGGACATAGATCAAATGTTAGACCAGATATGGAAAGACTTTTAGAAGCAGGCTACAAAAAACAAAAACTTAGAGCACATTCAGACTACTGCTGGAATGATGCGTGTAACGACTGGGCATTGTCCCATTGGGAATGGGCTGACATTATGGTAGAAGCTAAATGCAAGAATCTTGCTAGTGGGCAATTGTTGCAAAGACATTTTATGAACAATGATGCTTTCACTGGTAAACTTGTTGCATGAGTTTAAATGTTTGTAAACCATGATGCCAAAATATTGATAAGTGTGCCAAGCAAGTGTGGAACGTATACATTTGCACACTTACTCAAAGGCTGGCAAGATGTATATACAAAAAAATCAATCGACAATCTACCTTATACAGGATTACAAAAGACTCTAGCAGCTTGTGACAAACTAAAGATTAACTTTGACGACTATACTCATTACGTAGTTGTGCGACATCCGCATAGTTGGCTAATGAGTGGATTTAGATTTTTGCAATCCTTTGGTGGTAATCCTCGACACTTCAAGTATCATAGAGATTACGAAGCGCACCTTACTGATGTGCTTGCTGAACGTACACAAAACATCACAGTGTTTAATTTATTTTGGAGCGAGCATTGTAGTGTTATGCCGGACAAATACTGTGACAAAAATGCAATACCAGTTAAACTTGAAAACATAGATGACTTTTTTAAAACATTAAATGTTTTTAACACAGTTCCTATAAAAAATGCCACTAGTCCTCGTATTCCATACCCAGTTATAAATAGTAATATACAATCTTTGTTAAATGAGATTTCTAGTGACTATGCTAAAAAGTTTGGATATACACTGTGATTATTTTAAAAAATATGAAAACAAAGGTAGCAATGCTTGCACCTTGTAAAAATGGCAGTACTAGTATTGAATCAGCATGGATAGAGTTGCTTAGTGATTATGCAAAAAAACACGAGTGTAAAATTAAGAACCATTATCCATATAACCGGCTTAATTTAACAAAGTATAAAAAAATATACCTATTAACTCGTCCAGACTACGAATGGTATTTAAGCGGTTATCGTATGAACATAAAATTATATGCAGATGAATTTCCAAAACCTCCGGCAAATTTTGAACAACATTTATTAGAGGTTAAAAGATTTTATCAACGTTGCAAAGAAACAGCGCATCTGGATGATCGTACTGTAAGGCTCGATGGCTGGAACCCACAGTGGTTAGGGCATTGTGCTATGAATTCAAAATGGATACACAAATATGTTTTAGACAATTCGCCACATGTCGAATATATTGATATTAATAATACTGAAAAGTTTCAATCAACACTTGAAAAAATACATCCTAAACTCAAAGTATTACATATAAACAAAACATCATCTGTATGTTCTAAGTGTAATCGAGAATTTGATAAAATTGAAGACCAAACAGACTTAGTGAAAGAGATAATAAATACAGTATGAGAAAAACTAATTTTATTACAAGCATGTACGCTAGAAAACAAGCTACAGTAGCCGTTGAAAAAAATCCTAACAGAGTATTAGGTGGATTAAAAGGACATGGCGCTGACCATTACAGTGTTCTTGGCGAAGACGGACAAGAAAGACAAGTACCAACCAAAGCATATGTACAAGGCTTAGAAGAAAAACTTCGTAGGCTAGAAACACTAGTTAACGAACAAGATAAACGATTAAGGAAATTAAGTAATGATCAAAAATTGGATAGAAACACGATTGCGGGAGCGGTCAACCGTTGATGGAATTCTTATGGTTGCAGCAGGTGCAGCTATTATTATCTTTTCACCACTAACAAAATTAATTGCATACGGTGCAATTGCATACGGTGCATGGACTATTTGGAGAAATGGTTGATATTTTACAATGAAGCTAAAAATTTAGCTTTATTGACTATTGCAAAAAATTGTAGCGAAAGTATTAAACAAGGCGTTACTAAAGATTTTGTATATTATGATACTATAGATTTACCAAAAGATACTACAGCAATTGTAATTTTTAGAGATCCTTATGATAGATGGATAAGTGGAACAGTTGAATATTTTGCTTATCCTGAAAGTGTGTCTTACCTGTCAACGTCTGAACATGGTGTACAATTAAACCTACAACAATGGCTAAACAGCGAACCAATGCCTTGGGATTATCATACTAGTCTACAATCAACAGTTTATAACTATTCCAATTTGGATCTAAAACCTTATTGGTTTTGTAATAGTGTACTTGAAGATATAAACAAAGATTATAACTGTTTTGACGAAATACTTGTTACACATCAAGAAAAACTTAGAAAAAAATACAAAAAAATAGTAAGAGGATTTATTGACAAAAACCAAAAAGTTGTTGAATCTAAATTGTCTACACTTTACAATGCAGACTATAAATTTTTTAACACACTAAAGTTTGTTAATAGGAATGTCGCTACTTGCCTTTAGTTGCCAAACTTTTTTGGCTGCTACACCTCTTTGTTGTGCAAACACTTTGGCATCACAATTTTCGCAAACATGAAAATAATTATTACTAAGCCGTTTAGGATCCATTTGGCCACGTTCTCTTGTAAATTCATTATCGCAACAATCACACCTTAGTACAACCATAGTTTTTTTGCGGTTGTACGTATGTTGATTGCCAAGTTTGCTACGGCGCATATGCCAAGTATCAATCAAATATTCTTTTATAAACATAACTATATTTACATTAAGATTATAAAATACAACGATAAATATTAGAAAGGAACACTATGAGCATACTTACTTTAACACCAGCAGCAGAAAAACAAATTGACCTTTTAAGTGAAGAGAACGAATGCTACGGCATTACTCTTAACATTAAAGGTGGAGGATGTGCTGGATTTGAATACGAATGGGGCACTGTTGCTAGTCCAACAGACTTGGCAAAAGACGACGAGGTAGTAAAGACTGCAAACGGATGTGCGTTTGTAGTTGGAGCGCACAGTTTAATGTTTCTAATAGGAACAGAAGTAGATTATGTAAAAAGTTTAGTTGGTGCTAACTTTGAAATTAATAATCCAAATGCACAAAGTTCATGTGGTTGCGGCGTAAGTGTCAACTTCGATATGGACAATTTAGTACCACAATTTTAAAGGACAAGGTAAATGGCAAAACAACAAGTTGATATTGGCGTAGAGGGCAACGACGGCACCGGTGATAGTATCCGTGAAAGTTTCAAGAAGGTAAATGAAAACTTTAACGAACTATATGCTATTTTTGGGTTAGGTGGACAGATTTCGTTTACCACACTTAGTGATACTCCAAATAGTACTGTAGGCAATGAAGGAAAAGTACTCCTTGTAAATCAAGCAGGAACAGGTGTTGACTTTTTTGAACTAGTTAGTGATGCTGGAAATGCTGATCCAAACGATGAAGCCAATACTGTTGCATTTAGTGTTGAAGGCAATCAATTAAAAATTAAAGTTATCAACGTAAACCTCGAAACAGATCCAAAGCCTACTATTTCAAATCCTTTAAAAATGGGTGCCGCAGTTGCTTATAGTTCTACAACTAATCCTAAAATTATGTCGGATCTTGAAAGAAGCACTCTACTTACAAATTGGAATACTGTTCACGAACCAGACATTGCTGATGAAAATATTATTCCGAGTATTGGATTATCTAATAGAAAGTATATTGAAAAAAATACACCTGGCATGGGTCCTCGAGTAGCAGATGAGCCATCTGATGCTAGTAATTATACAAAAACTATTGCAAGTTTTAGTGCTGGTGCTGCTAACATTGTATCACATGGCTTTACAGAAGCAGTTACTGGTAGTGCTTGGTTATATAACTCAACTACTACAGATGCTACAGGCTTAACAAGTGCTGGAACATATTATGTTAGACGCAACACTGCAAATCAAGTAACTCTACACCCAACTGCACAAGATGCATTAGATAACACCAATCAAATTATTGCAAGCGGCGGCACTGGTACACAAACACTAAAAGATCCATCATACGATGACAGTGTAGGAGGTCTTGACGGGTTCTGGACTGGTGATGCAATACTGCCACGTAAAAGTATAACTAGACGTGAAGGCGACACCATGACAGGTGCGTTGACATTACACGATCATCCACAGCCATTTGCAGGAGCAGGAACTCCATCAGGTGCAGATGATTTACAGGCAGCAACAAAATATTATGTTGATGCACAGCAGTACAGTAAAAGTGAAAACATTTACGTAAACATCAACGGTGATGACTTACAAACTGAAACACCTCCGGGATTAGCAGGGCGTAGCGAAAAGTATGCTTACAGAACAATTGCTGGAGCATGTTTACGAGCCGAAAGACTACAAGAAGCAGCAGACATTGATATTGGGCCTTATGTACAAACACTAACATACACAGATGGTGGTGGAAAACAAAATGGTCAAATTACAAACTATTCAAGTAATGGCTACACAGCGCCAGCAGTTGCAGCAACCACAACAGCAACAGCAATTGACACTAATAGACAAGCAATTATCGATCAAACTATTGCATTTATTGCAACAACATATCCTACATTTGTTTATAGTGAGGCAGTATGTAGAAGAGATTTAGGCCTAATACTGGACAGTATCGAAAAGGATATTCTTGCAAGTACAGTAAGTGTCAAACACAACTATCTAAGTAGGTTTGCAGGTCTACGCTACTTTAGTAATGCTAGTGGCGAAGTTGCAATATCTCAAGCTGGCGGCGGGCAGTACACCGAAACTGTTGCGGCTATCAGCTTTGCTAAAACTACTGCACTAGGATTTATTGCAACTGCACTTGGCGCAGGCTTTGCTACTGATCAATGGTATCTAGCAACAAGTGCTAGATTTGACGATGTCTTGAACACTATTGACAGTGATAGTGCTGACCCAACATTAGTAGAAGCTAGTAACAATTATAAAGTATACATTAGCAGTGGTAATAACAAATTTTTAACACAAGCAGGCGATCCAACTGAAGACGAACCAAACATTGATATCTTTCCTGGTAAAATTATTAGAGGTAAGAAAAGTGGTGCTGTTGGTATTGTACAAGAATATAGTAGAGGTGTCGATACAGTTGGTACACCGGTATATGATACTATCGAAATTAAACTACTACTTCCAATTGATTTTATCGAACAAGAAGAAGTTGAATACGGTTCATTTGTTAAGAAACAACAGATTAGTATACGTATCGAATCAGGTACATACGAAGAACAATTACCGATTAGGTTACCTGCTAACGTAAGTATCAAGGGCGACGAATTTAGACGTTGTCTTGTACGTCCAGCACCAGGTATGAGTTTAAGTCCAGCAGCCAACACATTCTTTTATAGAGATGCTACAATTGATGGCAATATCACTGCAACTGGTGGCGAAGCATATGTAAACGATCTTACAGGCGCAACTGACGGGTACTATGGCAGACACTACTTAACAAATCCAGCAGCAGACATAAACATAAGTAATTTTGGTTCTACTAATCCGGGCAAGTTTAACGAAGCAGCAGACTTGATAAGTCTAAACAGACAGTTTATTATTGATAGAACTATTAGTTTTATTGATGCAAACACTCCGCCTTCGTATGTACAAGCAGATGTCGAAAGAGATGTAGGCGAAATAGTAGACAGTATTGAAGCTGATTTACGCACAGGCGGCAGAGTGCAGTGTGGTATAAGTCAAAAAACTGCATTAGCAAATACAGTTGTTGTTACAGCAGCAAAGACTGAAGCAGCATTTAACAATATTGCAACAATTATTACAAGTGTACTAGCACAGACAGCATACGCTGGCGCTGGCGGTGTTACCGGACAAGTTGTAAATGCTAACTTAACAGCCGAAGCTAATGCAAACACAAATGCAACTGCTCTAGTAAGTTTTATATCTTTTGCGTTTGACGCAGGTTACAATTCGGCCAAAGACAACAACGAAATGGACATGTTCCTGTGTAACGATAATACTATTATTAGAAATATTACAGCACAGCGACAAGGCGGCTTTATGATGGTACTGGATCCAGAAGGTGCTATCTTTACACGTTCGCCATACGTACAAACAGGATCTTCATTTAGTAGAAGTATCAATGCTAAAACTTTTGCAGGCGGTATATTTATTGACGGTTATTGCTATAACATGCCAGCAACAGTTATACAAGGCGGTAACAGTGATCCTTTCCGTATTCAAATTGAAGCACCAAACACAAGTATCTTAGGTCAACGTAAACCTAATCTTCCTTGTAGTTTCTTTGAGTTTGGTAGACGTTATCAAGTTAATGCTATTGTTGATTACGTTTCGGATAACGGTAGTGGTAAAGCTACTGCAACACTTGTACTCGATAGTGCAGCTAATGGCGGCGCAGGTTTAGATGACGATATTGACTCAGCAGGTGGACCAATTGATATTGTTCTACAAGGTGCTGGTAACAAAAGTATGTTGGCAAACGACTTTACACAAGTTAACGATTTAGGTTATGGTGTAGTTGTAACCAACAACGGATTATCAGAACTTGTTAGTGTGTTTACATACTATGCACATACTGGTTATCTATCACTAAACGGTGCCCAGATACGTTCGCTTACAGGTAACAACAGTTACGGTAACTACGGACTAGTTGCAGAAGGCAGTGATCCTGATGAAGTTGCAAAAACTATTTCACTTGCACAAGATTTAACACAGCCTGTTAAAATATTCTCAGTTGATCAGGAAGTTGAAATAACGGGCAATAGTTCTGGTATTCCACGTGGTCAGATAATACGTCAATACGACACAATCACAGGCAATATTGCTCTTGCAACCGTAGTTTTTAACGACGATAATGCTACAAATAGTATACTAAGTGTAAATAGACATGTTACAGCAACTACAAGATATGATTATGCATTTAACGACACTGACGAACTAACAACAAATAGTGTTACAAACGACGGTGGGCTTCTAGCTGCAACACGCTACGTAATTGGTACACAAGGAACATCGGACTTTACCACTATTGGCGCAGCTAATAACAACCCAGGAACAGCATTTGTTGCAACCGGCGTGAGCGGCGGAGGCAACGGTACAGTTTATCAAAGCTATGGTGCTCCTGTAAGTATTACAAATAGAGATTTTGGTGCTGTAAAAGGCGTACAACGTGCGTTTATTTACGATACTACAAACTATCCTCTAAACGCATCGCAACTTGAAATTCACCATGCTGATAGTGAAGAAACATTCCAGCCATACGAAGTTATCAACGTAAGTGACACAGGTATAACTATTCCGATTGATTATACTAACGGTGCTATTACTGACGATATTGGTTCCGTTGGTCTACTTGGTAGTAAAGTATGGAGACTTGAATTTACTAGTGGCACAGGCGGCGGCGTTGCTACAGAAACAACTGGTCTACAGTTTAACGTTGCACATGCTACAAACGCTGTACTAACAAGTCAGCAAAACGTATTTGTAAACGGTGTTAGTAGCGATGTTGTTACTAGACCAAGTACAGCACTTATATTCAACGAGCAGGAAGTTGTAACCTACAGAACACTAGCATTTGAAAATACTATTACTGGTGGTATACCAACAGTAGGAGCACAAACTAGAATTACAATTGATGATAACTTTGATTATATTGATCTAGTTGTAAGCAATACATTTGCTGCACAGGCACCGGCTACTTATAGTTTAAGCGGTGGTACAACACTAGGTGACACACAAGGTGATACTCACATTGCAGTAAGTACAGTTTTAAGTACAAATGATCAAGCTCGATTAAACTCAAGCGATGTTGATATGATATTTGCATGGCAAGGTAAAACACATATTATTACTAACTATCAAGTTGTAACAGATAGCGGCTCGAGTACACAGTTTGGTATTATTAGTTTCACTGACAAATACAATATTAGTGATACATATGCAGGAGCAGGACTAGCAGCTAGAGCAAGTAGCGCAGCAGGTAATAATATTACACTACAAGCAGGCTTGCAATCAGCTGAAACTGGCAACATCACAGTTAATATTAGTACATGTAGAGCTACATCACATGACTTCTTGGACATTGGTACGGGTGGATACAATAGTAGTAACTATCCTGATAGAATCTTTGGTGGTCCAAAGATTGCGCCAGTTACTGATGAGGAAAGTTTAGACAGTGAAGGTTTTGCAAGTAAAGCACAGGTACAAGAACGTAGCAGAGGACGTTGTTTCTTTGCAAGTACAGACCAAGACGGTTTCTTCCGTGTAGGTAGATTCTTTACAGTTGACCAGGGTACAGGTAGAATTACATTCAACGCTGCACTTGTACTGACAAACATTGACGGTATTGGTTTTAAACGTGGTGTACGTGTAAACGAGTTCTCAGCAGACAGTACATTCACAAATGCTACAGCAGACGCTGTACCAGTTGAAACAGCAGTTGAAGGATATATTGATAGACGACTAGGTATGGATCGCAACGGTACAGTACTAGCCGGCGCTGAAATTATTCCACAAACAACTGGCGGTTTCTTAGCACTATCAGGTGCAGTACCAATGGCAGGTGATCTGCGTATGGGCGGACAGCAAATTAATGACCTTGCTACACCAACTAGCGGAAGTGACGCAGCTACAAAAGCATATGTAGATGCAGGCGACGAAGCTTATGATACACTGGCAGAACTTGAAGATACTGATATTACAACTCCGGCAGATGCTTCTTTCTTAGTATATGATCTTTCAGCAACCAACTGGATAGATGCAGTGTTTGATACAAACGTTGCCAACAGTGATTTTAGTATAACACTAAATGGCACTTCAGGTAATTTAGAAGGCCAGCTTATTGCAGGTGCTATTACTAACGCAGATGTAAATGCAAGTGCAGCTATTGCACAGAGTAAACTTGATTTAAGTTTGTCAACAGCAGCAGCAGATGCATCCGCAGCAGTTGAAGGTATTGTAGGATTTAATAATGCCGACTTTGATGTTACAACTGGCTTTGCTAGTATTAAAGCCCTTGGTGTAAGTAATGCACAACTAGCCGGTAGTATTACAAACGCAAAACTAAGCAACAGTTCGATTACGTTTGGTGACGGATCGTCAACTGTAGCCACTGCATTAGGTAACGCAGTTACTATTCAAGGTACTGCAAATGAAGTAAGTGTAAGTATTGCTGACTCTTCACCGGTTGCAGGTTCACCAACTTTCACAGTTGGCCTACCAAATAAAATTGCAGCTGATGTTAATGGCGATATTTACGATGGTACTACACTGATATTAGATGTTAGTACAGGTGAACTGACTGGTAATGCAGATAGTGCTGATCAAGTCAAAACACAAAGTAGAAATACTAATGCCACACATTATCTTACATTTGTTGATAGTAATAACGGTAGTGCTGCAAACGAGACAATCTATACTGATGCTGGTATTGTATACAATCCAAGTACAAATTTGCTTACTGTTGATGGTGCAATTAGTGCAGACGGCAATATTACATTAGAGGCGGGACACACTGTTACTGCTCCAGGCGGATACAGAGGCGCTGGCAACGGCAGTGGTACTGACAACGGTAGTACTATTGGCACAAGCTCAGATAGATTCAACACAATATATGCACAAACATTTAATGGTACTGCTACCGAAGCACTATATGCTGACTTAGCAGAAAACTATGTAGGTGATAGTGCATACGAACCAGGAACTGTACTAGTATTTGGCGGAGAAGCTGAAGTTACTACAACTAATACAAAATCTGATCACAGAATTGCTGGTGTTGTAACAACCAATCCAGCCCACTTGATGAACAGCGCACTAGAAGGCGAAACAGTAGTTGGTGTAGCACTACAAGGTAGAGTTCCGTGTAAGGTATTAGGAAAAGTAGAAAAAGGCGATATGTTGGTAACAGCAGCAAAAGAAGGATATGCTATTGTTAATAACACTCCAGGCGTTGGACAAGTACTCGGCAAAGCAGTTGGTACTAAAGGCGACGACGGCTACGGAATTGTTGAAGTAGTGGTAGGGAGAGTATAATGGCTAAACAAACAATAAACATCGGATCATCAGTAAACAAAGGTGATGGTGATCCACTACGCACAGCATTTGATAAAATCAATGATAACTTTGACGAGCTATATACAGCAGATGCAACTTTTATTAGTTTAGCAACACTCAAAACAGAAGTAGCAGCAGCAACAGATTTTGCAGACTTCCAAGCACGAATAGCAGCATTATAATTAATGCGATAAATATGTATAACAATACAAGGACACGAGAATGGCAAGTAGATTTCCACTAATATTAGATGAAACAAATAACCAGTTGAGAGAACTGCCAGTTGGTGATGACTTAGATCTTACAGGTAATAACTTAACTGGGCTATCCTCACTAAGCACAACAGGCGGTATTACAGCAGGAGGTACACTAACATCTCCTTTAATATTGGCAACTAACGCAACAGTTAGCGGAACTGTAGAAGCACTTACTTATACTGTTGGAGGATTACCATTACTGGAACAAGTTAGTTTTAATAATCTACTAGATGCTCCAGTTATTCCAGTAGACGTTAACCAATTGGCTGATACAGATGGGTTACTAGGTGGCGGATTTAGTGGTGACTATAATGATTTAATCAATACGCCAACTATTCCAACTGATATCAATCAACTTGGTGATAACGACAATCTTATCCCAACAGACCTTGCTGATCTTACTGACAACAGTAGCTTGTTGGCAGGTGGTACATTTGAAAGTTTAGGGGATGCATTTACATTCGACGGCAGAGCCGATCAATTAGTAGTTGTAAATGCTACTGAAGAAAACTTAACTACTATTACCACTGCAAGCATTTTAGATGCGTTAACTGATACACAGGTTACAGGAGCATTAGGATTTACACCTTACAATGCTACTAACCCAGATGGATTTATCAATAGTGCAATAGGCATTACGGATGCTTTAGGTTACACACCATATAATAGCACTAATCCAGATGGATTTATTACAGGAATTGCTGAAGTAGATATAACAAATGCACTAGGATATACACCATACAACGGCACAACTAACCCAAATGCATACATAAATGCCACTGAAGTTGTAACAGCAATTGGATATACACCATATAACGGTGCAACCAACTCATTAGGATTTTTAACTTCTGAAACCCAAACACTTGACGATGTCTTAACATTAGGATCAGTAACTACGCAATCAATTGGCACAGGTGCATTAACAAGTACTGGACAAATTGTTGCTACTGATATGCAACTTAACACCGGTGGTCTTTCTTTTAACCACTCTAATGCATTTAGTATTGATACCGCAGGTGGTAACAGCATGACTATTGGCGGCAACGGCAACTTAGTATTAGATTCAGGAAATACTATTAGTATAAATGCATCATTAACTCCTGCTGCAAATATTGGCTTAGGCGATGCTAGTAACGAATTTGCTTCAGCTTACATCAGCGGAAATGTTAGCTTAGGTGGAATTATAGCAGACACAGCTAATTTACAAATTGACAACAACAACGCATCAGGAACAATCACATTTGAAGCAGGAGCCGGAATACGTGTTCGTGCAAATTATGTAGAACTTGCCCAAAGTGGCGGCGGCACAGATGCACAAAGACCAAGTAGCCCGTCAGAAGGTACATATATGTACAATACTACACACGGATATCACCAACTATATCTTAGTGGTAGAGATTTTGTGAACGCTGCCGGTAACGGTATTGTTACCGGCGGGTGGGCTACATTTATTCCACCTGTCGGCGGAACACCGAATGCAGATGATACTTTTATAGGAATGATGGCAATAGCAGATGGCCTCAACTGGGATCCAGTCGGCGATGGCAGCCAAGCACTAATGGTATTTTTAAATAATTCTTGGCTAGAAGTTGTCACAAATTAAAGAGGAGATTTAGATGGCAGTACAAACAATTAACATAGGTAATGCAGCAAACGACGGAACAGGCGACGATCTCCGAGAAGCATTTATTAAGGTAAACAACAATTTTGCAGACCTTGAAGCAGTGCAGGCAACCGATGGATTAAGTCTCGGCGCTTCAGGAAGTAGTGTTTACAAAGACAAAGTAGCCAACAGTTTAAGATTTAGAAATCTAATCGGCGGCAGTAACATTAATCTAACAGAACTAGACAATACTATTGTTATTGACGGCAGTGACCCTGTACAGCAAAGTGCTGTGATTAGTGATGTAGGCAGTATACTATTAGGAAACGGAAGTAGCTGGGCAATCTATGGCGGTGACGGAGTTGAAACTAGAGCAGATGCTAATGCTAGTCCAAACCCTCAAATTATTATTGATGCTGCACTTGAGCAAGATACTAGTCCAACACTTGGTGCAAGTTTAGATGCTAATAGTCAAAATATCACAGGTGTAAACAATCTAAGTTCAACTAGTGCATTAACAGCAACACTTACTGTAAGTGGCACCGGATCAATTAGTACACTTGCACCAACTAATATTAGAACCACTAGTACTAATTCAGTAGCATACGAAGAAAATTTAGGCAGATTTTTAACTTGGGACATTGGTACAATTACTGCTACATACGAAGGGCAACTACAATGGTTTTTAGGAAATCAAATTGTAGATTTAGGAACTATTACATCTCCAGCGTCAGGTGGTATTGACGGCGGAAGTATTTAAGGGGGTCATATGGCTGAGCCACAATGGAGCGTAATCAACGGCAGTAGCCTAGGTACACTACAAGAAAGACAAACTATTGCTATTGACTTACCTCTTGTGGATACAACTGGTATAACTACAAAAGTTATTAGTGGTGCATTACCCGACGGATTAAGAATAGAAAACAATCAAATAGTCGGAACTCCGTATAATGTAAAAAATATCAAAACAAGTGCGTTCTGTATACGTGCCACAGGTGATACTAAAATTGCTGACCGTACACTAAAACTTACAGTAGATGGATACGACGAGCCAGTTTGGATAACAGCTGAAGGCGACTTGCCTGTTGGTCCTAATGGTGTTTATTTTATATTAGACAGTTCACCAATTGATTTTCAACTTGAAGCAATTGATTTAGATGTAGCAGCAGGTGAAACACTTGAATACATATTAGGCGACGGCAGTACCTCAGGACAGAATACACTACCTCCAGGATTATCAATGAATAGTGCTGGACGTATTTCAGGAATAGTTGATCCGTTACGTGCATTAGATATCAACGAAATTAGACTAGGATACGATGCAGGTAGATACGGTACCAACGTATTTGACTGGGGTGCATCAGCAGATGACAGAATTGAAAGTTACTACTACGGCGATGTAGATTTAACAAACATCAACTTAGTACAGCCGCCACGCAAACTTAATAGACGTTATACGTTTGTTGTAACAGTAACCGATGGCACTGCAATAAACTCAAGACAATTTACGATATATGTTGTAGGTGATGATTTTACAAAAGCAGACAATACACTCATGGAAGTTAGTACTGGTGTGTTTACTGCTGATATTACTTTTGAAAGAATTCCAATATGGGTAACTCCAGGAGATTTAGGAAAACGTAGAGCAAATAATTATACAACTGTATTTTTAGAAACAGTAGTACAGCCTGATGTCAGTGGTGCTTTAGTATATCAAAAGAAGCAGCGTAACCCAGGACAGTATAAACTAACTGCAACAGGTGAAATAACCGAAGGTTACTATGAACTTAGTGGCATACTTCCATATTTTCCTGTAAGCAAACGTGGACCAGATAGTCTCAATGAACAATTTGTAGCAGATCCAATTACAACTGACGAATTTACAGTAGTAAAAGCTGAAAGCGTAAGTGAATTGCCTCCTGGACTTGATTTAGATCCTGCAACGGGAGAAGTAGCAGGTATTATTCCTTATCAGCCAGCAGTTACAAAAGAATATAACTTTACAGTTAGTGCGCTACGCTATAACGAAGATACCGGTATTGTTACTGTGTTTGGTACGTTCTATGAAGATATCCTATCTGGTACACAAACAATTAAAATTGCAAAATTAAGCACAGACTTAACAGATGGATTGGACGACTTAGCAGAGCTAGTTGGTGAAGACGTTGAAATTGAAGGACGTAATTATAGAATTGAAGGTGTAAATGACGATAATGCTGAATTTGACACTGTAACACTAAACAGAGGGCTTGATCCATTTTACAAATATAATCCTTTGGTTGTAGCTGAACCTTCTGGTGCTAATGATTATTTCTATATTAACAAGCTAGGCACAGCAGATTTGCTATTCTACAATGGACAGGATATAATTTATAGTGATAGTGAAAAATACACTATTGAAACTATAAACGATTATGTAAAATATACTATTAGTGTTGATCCAACTAACTCGCTTGAACTGGTTACAAATTCATTTGATGATAGTGCTGGAGTTAGTATCGTTGATGGATTAGAAAACTTATTAAAACTAGGAGACTTGCCAGCATACATTGTAGTTACAACAGGAGCAGCTGGAGTATACCAAGTAGTAATGCAAGTGCCATTAACAGGTAATTCAAGCAATGCTACATACATTAGAGACTTGTTTCATACAGCTGATAGTGCGCCAATTAATATTACAAAAAATGCAGAATACCAAAGAGTAAAAATTAATAACACTCTACAAAGAATATACAACGTTGGAAGAAACATTAGCTTTGGTGCTGTACGAGGAGGAAACTTTGAAAAAAGTTTTACCAAAGACGAAAGCAACATACAAGAAAAAATTAAAACATTTACAATTCAAATTCTTGGAGAAATTGATAGTGTACTAAGTTGGAATACTCCTGCACTAATTGGAAGTATAAAACCAAATAGAGATAGCTTGTTTAGTGTAAGTGCATCTAGCACATATGCATCAGCTATATTAAGTTATACAGTAATAAGTGGCACATTACCATACGGAATGACACTTGCTACAACTGGCGAAATTTCAGGAAGGTTTCCAAGTATTGGTACAGTAGATAATCCTGGACTTACAAAGATTGACACACAAAATACTACTTTCGACGGAAACACTCAAACATTTGATCGAGCATTTAAGTTTACTGTATTAGCAAGAGATAGATTTGCAAATACAAATATTACCCGAGAGTTTACAATTAATATTGACACACTTGATACTAATGAATATAGTAACTTGTATATGAAACCATTCTTGCCAAAAACACAAAGACGCACTATCGATCAATTATTAAATAATACTACTGTGTTTACACCACAAAGTTTATATAGACCAAGCGATCCAAATTTTGGAGTACAGAAAGAACTTCGCAGTTTGATTTTTGCTGGTATTGAACAAAAGAGTATTAGCGATTATGTAAGTGCAAGTGTAAAAGGTGTTAAAAGAAAACAGTATTACTTTGGAGACATCAAAAGAGCAGTAGCAAAGAAACCTGGTACTGACATTACTTTGTATGAAGTTGTGTACATCGAAATGGTCGATCCTGCATTACCAGCAAAAGGCGAAACAAGGGATAACTTTATATCACCAAACAGTGGTAAAGCAATTACAGTTGACAGTGTAGCATACGAACCAATTGACGATAGTTTTAGTGGTGGTGCCGGCGGTGTAGGTTTGAGTGTTATTCGAAAAGACAATACTACATTTAAGCTAGATTTAAAAACAGGAGAATTAACTGTAATCAAGCGCGGCGGCGCAACAGTAAACATAAACGCAGTTGGTAATATTAGTATAATCAAACGCAACGGTGCTGTTAATCTTATTCCAGTAGCAAGTACAACAACAGTTGACGGATTAGAAGAAACTTGGCGATTACGTCCTGACTGGACTACCATAAAAATTGATAGCGATGCTGTAGCAGTTAGTGAAGGTGCAGATGCTAGAACTTATATTAGTAACATTGAAAAAATGAGAGCTAATCTTAATGCAGTAGGCGAAACTAGTAAAGATTTTTTACCAATTTGGATGCAAACTGCACAGGATGGAAGTTTACGTGAGTTAGGTTATACATTTGCAGTTCCTTTGGTGTACACAAAACCAGGAGAAGGCACACAGATGCTTGCAAATGTAAATAACTTTATAAAAAATAACACTGTAGGTTTTGCATTTAATAAACTAGATTACGATATTGACAGATACATTGTCAATGCAACTACAGAATCATCCGAAGATCAATATATTGTATTCGGTAATTATCAATTTAACAGCTAACGAGAATAAATAGTATAGCAGAGGAAATAACATGGCAAGCAGCATAGACACAAGTACAATTGACGCAAACTATCCAGTGGCAGGCATCGACAACGATAGTCAAGGATTTCGCGACAACTTTAATAGTATAAAAACAAACATAACAACTGCTGGATCAGAGATTACAGCACTACAAGCAAATCGTGCTAGAACCGATGCAGACAATAATCATGTTGGCAACGAAATTCAAGATGCTGAATTGTTACAAGTTACTGAAAAGTTTA